GCTTTCTGTAACATCGGTGGGAGCTGCTTGCCACGTACTGCCGCACGTCTGAGAATACCCAGACACGCTTTCGGACTCAAATAATATTTTTCCGGCACACCCACCTGTAAAATCTGCGACAAGGTAGATACGCTTTCTTCGTTGCGGCACTCCCCAAAATTGACTATCGAATAATCGCCATGCGACTGAGTAATCGTCTGCCACGATTTGTCCTGCGTTCTCCCACTTTGCAGATTTAGGTATAGACACCTGTTCATCTTTAACTTTGCAGATTTCTTCAAGGACCGCCCTAAAGTCTTCCCCTTTGTTTGAGGAGAATGCTCCGGGGACATTTTCCCACACGATAAATCTTGGATATTTTCCATTGGTACTCTCCCTCATTTCTTTAATAATACGGATTGCTTCATAAAAAAGACTTGAACGAGAACCAGTAAGGCCATCGCGCTTGCCTGCCACCGACATATCTTGGCAAGGACTCCCAAACGTGATGATATCCACCGGCTTTAACTCGCTCCCCTTTAATGAAGTTATATCTCCTAAATGTTCCACATCCGGCAGTCTCTTGGTTGTTACCCTAATAGGAAAAGGCTCAATCTCCGAAGCCCACAAAGGGGTAATACCGGAAATCAAGCCTCCTAAAGGAAATCCACCCGAACCATCAAACAAGCTGCCGAGTGTTAAATTATTCTGTTTCATCGCTGGTAACCTCCATTTCTTCGATTACCTCTTCATATGACAGTTTCTTGCCATCACGAAGTACATAAATTCCATCTGTATTTCCATTTCTATACTGAATGAACCTTTTTACAGCCACATCCACAAACTTAGGTTCCAGCTCTACACCATAACAGATTCTGTCCATCTGCTCACAAGCCATGAGCGTGGATGCCGAGCCAAGAAAACCGTCTAAAACGATGCCGTTTGCCTGTGTACATTGTTTAATCAGATAGGCAATCAGTGGAACCGGCTTACTGGATGGGTGACCGAATCCATCCTCTTTGGAATTTTTAATTCCATCGAACTCAAATACAGCCTTCTGCTTCTGGTCGCCATACCATTTGTGTTTTCCGTCTTTTCTCCAACCCCAAATGATAGGTTCCATGTTAAATTTCCAATCCGTTCTCATAAGCGGTGCCCTCGGCTTTTTCCAAATGAGACCTGCACCAACTTTAAATCCGGCATCTTCATATGCATCATAAAATACACGCGCTTTCATGGTTGCATAAAAAACATAAATGGATGCATCAATCGCCATGCTGTTTTTGAAGTTCTCAAATGCTTTCATAAGGAATTCATATCCGTCCTTATCACTCAAGTCATCATTCGCAATCGTACCTGATGCATTCTGAAGTGCCACAAAGTATGGCGGGTCGGTGCATACGAGGTTGGCTTTCTTTCCATCCATTAATCTTTCATATGTTTCTGCCACAGTGGAATCCCCACAGATAACTCTGTGATTTCCGATGTGCCAGATATCTCCTGCCTTAGAAAAGCAAGGATTATTCAATTCTTCGTCTACATCAAAATCATCTTCTTTGGCATCCTCTGCATCCCCGGCAAGCAAATCAGCAATTTCCTGCTCATCAAATCCGGTAAGAAGAACATCAAAGTTTTCTGCTGCCAAGGCTTCAATTTCAACTCTTAATAATTCTTCATCCCAACCTGCATCCGCCGCCATTCGGTTATCAGCAATAATGTAGGCTTTTTTCTGTGCCTCTGTCAGATGGTCTGCAAACACACACGGTACTTCTTCAATTCCCTCTTCCTTGGCCGCTATGATTCTGCCATGTCCGGCAATCACGTTATAATCACGGTCAATAATCACAGGATTGATGAACCCAAACTCCCGGATGGATGCACGAAGTTTAATAATCTGCTCCGGGGAGTGCGTTCTTGCATTATTTACATATGGTATGAGCTTGGCTGTCGGCACAAGCTGCATCTCGGTGATTGTTCTGCCCATTCCTTCCGCTTCCTTTCCACCAATTTTTGTAATCCTTTATTAGCACCATCCACATCTCCGGCAAGTGCCTGACCTTTGATGGTCTTAAACTGTTGTTTTGTCAGATATGGCTTATGCGCCTTTAACATCTGTATAAATTCCTTCTGCTCCATCACATACCTCCGCGTGCTCTTAGCAATCTAGCCATCACATCATCCTGTGGTGTATTACCGGAAAATTCCACGGAGCAGTTCTCCTTCACTACTTGGAAAATCTGATACCAGATTTGGTTAACCTGTTTCATATACTGTTGCGACATTGCCACATAAGGCGATGCGCATGCAGAACCTGTTGTAGGATGTTTTGCAAGGAATCCGTATTCTGAAATAGCATCCTCACACTGTATCCAACGAGAAACGCTCATGGCATACTGTTCAATAAGTTGCTTGCTAATTAATTTTTCACAGCCTCTCTCCTTCAGCCACAGCCACGTTTCCTTATAAATTTCTTCTGCCGCAAATTCTCCACCGTTTTTCTGTTTGGCCTTCATGTAATCACTTGGGGCTGGCATATCAACACCATCGAATTTTGCATTCACAGGTAATTCCATGACCTGCAATTTTCTTCCTCCCGGATTACCGTTGCTAACCTTCTCTGCTAAGGCTTTGGACTTGCGACCAGCACCCGTCCGAGCGCCACCTCTGGCAGTTCCATCTCTCGCCATTTTTCACACCTCACTAAACTTTTTAACTTTTGGGGGTTTATATTCCCGTTTGAATACGCCTAACGTGTACGTTTGACCCCGGCACCGTTCCCTATGGGGCATTGCTTTTCACGAATTGACCGCCCCCTACCCTTCTGATATAATCAAATTGGAGGCGGGGCTTGGCTCTTGAAAAGCCTCTTGACTGATTCCTTGCAGCCGAGTTCGTGGGAATGGAAGCCTCCAACGAGTTACTCGGTTGCTTTTTTATTGTTGTGCCATCTGTCACCACGTTCTGCATGGATTCTTGCATGGCAGGACTTACATAAAGAAATAAGATTACTTCTATCGTGTGTTCCACCTTCTGCCAATGGTTTAATGTGGTGTACTTCTTCCACTTCAACAAGCACTCCTTTAGCAAAACACTTCTCGCAAAATGGACGTGTCTTCACGTAGCTGTCACGTATTCTCTTCCATACCCGACCATATCGTTTCTTAGTCTGTGGATTGCGTTCATACTTTTCATAGTTATGGTTGTGTAGTTTTGTATGCTCATCACAGTATCTTCCATCAGTCAGTTTTGGACATCCGGGGTGGGAACAGGGACGCTTTGGTTTCCTTGGCATTCACTCACCTCCCGTTTTCAGGCATAAAGAAAGCCCCAAAGGATACACTCCCTTGAGGCTTACTTCATCTTATTCTTTTGCTGATTATATACTATCACACAGACCTCTGTGAAAAATAGTGAAAAACTGTGCAAACTTTATGGAACTTGAAAAAGTTGTAATGCTCTTTGGTGTAAAAAATGTACGTTTCGAACCGAACAATTTAATTCTGCTGCAATGTCTTCCCACGTGGTAAACAGTAAATACCTTTTTTCTAACAGGACACGGCACTCCACATCCTTTACCTCACTGATGGCATGAATGATTTGCACTTTCAAATCCACTAGCCGATCCACATCTGCATCAATCTCCCTTTCCAAATCCACCATCTTTGCAATAGCAGATTCCATCTTGTCAATATTACGATTCGGACTTCCCGGCATATCCCTTGGAACATTTGTTGTCTTGGTTGCCAAATCATGTAAAGAATGTATGATTTCCAATTTGTTATTTATCTGCCTATCCAAATGATATGCCTGTTCCAAATATTCTTTTGCCTTCATCATTCCACCTCCTGCTGCAACTTCCGAAGAAGAAACTTACCATCTACAGTAGTCAACTCACCATACCAAGCAGAACAAAAGAAACGTTCCACATCTGCTTTATCCTTTAACGCGGATGTGTTCTTTGGATTCTTCTTAAGCGTTTTTAGTGCCGCCCGGTAATCCTTTACCGCTTGCAAAATAATGGCATTCGCCAGTGCCACATAATTTTCAGTTACATCTTGGACTTGCATTCCCATCGCAGTTCCTCCTAAAAAGAATTTTGCTTGATGCTTTGCCACAAGATGTTCCCTCGCTAAATACTTTCGATGATTGCCTTAACTTCTGCTACAGAACGAACAACCACTGCAATACCACCACAGGCTTTTATCTTACGGATGGTTGCTTCCTGTAACTTGGTCGGTTTCCCTTCATCGGTTTTTACTTCCAAACCAACGAACCTTCCCTTGTAACAAAGAATCAAATCGGGGATTCCGGCAGTGCCATACATCCCTCCATGTTCTTTCCAAAAAAAGCAACCCTCTACAGTTATTAAATATCTTTTGATTGCCGCAACAATATCACTTTCCTTCATAACCCAATTTCCTCCTCTGACATTTCTTCTGACAATCTGACACTGACAAACACATCTTTATAAAAAATTTTTATAAAAAACACGTGTGTATATATTTTGAAAAAAATAAAAGAAATAGGAATTTTAACGTCAGTTGTCAGAACTTGTGGTAAAAGAACCCCTGCCACAACGTGGCAGAGGCTCAAAAACCCTTAATCTATGCACTCTCCGAACTTTATGCCCTTCCAAACTCTACGATTTCCCGTGGAGTCTCTTCCTCTGACAATCTGACAGAAATTGGCTTCCAGTTCCTTGTTAAATGTCTGTTTGCCATACGGCATCATACCGTTCTCTTTACAAAATGTAGTGTACCGCTCATACAGATGCGTTGCTCCCACTTCCCCAGTAGCATCAATCTCGCAACATTCCTTCACAAAAGCAAGGCAGGAATTACTCTCTTCCTTGTACTGCTGCAGAGCATCTATATTAGTCTGCGTTTCCGAGAAGTTAAAACCGTTACTCATAAGACGCTTTAATCCTTCTAACGCAAACAACAAGATTCCATCAACCTCGCCACGGAATTTCTCAAGCAAGTCCGGGTCACGTTTATCCTTTGGCACAGCATGGTCAAATCGTATAATGACCAATCGTCTGTAAAAACCATCTGACCTATCGCCATAGTTCTTTGGAATGCTGTTACAAGAAAACAAAAGACGAGCGTAACTTTGCATTGAAAAAGGCTGCCGATTTTTACGTTCCACAGTAAGGTAATCCTCACCTACTAAAGCCTTAAAAATACCATTATCATCAATGTTCTTTGTAGGAAGGTCTGCAAATGTATTTAACAACTTCCCATACAGTTCCGCAGGCTTAAATCTTTCATTCAATGCCTGCCATGAAACGTTGCTCACGTTTTCCTTACCAAGTAGGAGGTCGGACACCGTAAGCAGCAACTTCGATTTACCAGAACCACCCACACCTACAATCAAAAATGCTTTTTGCGCCCGATTTGTAGGAATCAGAAAATATCCCATCATTTCCTGTACCAAATCAATTTGGTCATCCTCCAAGCATTCATGCAAATATTGAATAAATCTCGGACAGGTGGCATTAGGTTCATACTTCGCACCAATCTGTACCGTAGACAGATATTCCGGTGTATGCTCCGATAAAGTATCCTCCAAAACGTTATACAAACCGTTCTGTAAATTTATGATGTACGGATTGGCATTTAAGTCCTTCAAATCCGTCTGTATCTGCATTTTCCACTGTCCCTCCGCATCCGTTATCTGCGACAGTTTCGTTTCCGAACTAATCATTTTACCTCTGACAATGTTCCGTGCGGTCAAATCCGTAATGGGACGATACACACCGTTACCGTACTGATAATACTGCTCGGCCGCATAAAACACTTTTTCTTCATCACGAAGATGCTCTGACAAAATGCCCGGCTTAAACTTAAAACCACGCTCTCCAAGGTCATACCACGGAGGGATATCCATTCCTGCTGTCATCTTCTTTGCTGCAGACGATGCCTGAAACTTCTTAAGCAAGTCCTTGTGCAAGGAAAGCAGGGATTTTAAATCATCCTTTTTAAATGAAAAATGAGACTTCAACTCGTAATTTATAATGGAATCCGCTGTTACTTGGTCTACATTGTAAAGGTACTCTTCCACGAAGTTTCTTGCTGTCTGCATATCATCAATCACTGCATTTTTCACAGGCAACGCTCCAATAAGAGAACGAATTGCGTCCACATCAAGAGGAACATATGCCATTGCGGCAGGTGCCTTGCAGGTACACTCTCCCGATGCCATCTTTGGACACTGAAAACCTTTCTGTGCAATTACCTCGCAAGTAATCGGTCCTGTGTTACTTTCCAAAAAATGATTAATCTTCTTCTGTGTCTTTGTCTCATCGTAATCCGGATGTGGTTTGGAATAATAATGAATAACATCTGTACCACCTGCAAAAACAGCAAGATTTGTAATCATGGCATACCAATCATGCTCCGGCAATGTTGCTGCATTATTCTTACAGTGCTGTAAAAACTCACATCCAGACTCCACAAGGCTTAACCCCTTCTGTGTCCCCTGCATTTTTGCCACCGGTCCCACTGTGCCAACCTGTGGAAGTGCATCCGATAATTCATCCTGTGTATACTTTCTTTCCGGATGAAATAATATGCACTCCACCATCACAGGGTCTGCCTTACAGTGATTAAATCCCGGAAGTCTCATACATCTGGATTCATTAACACACATAGGGTCACCGTCAAAATGTGCCACAAGTTGTTTCTGAATTCCACGAAACTTACCCACATCACCGCCTTTTATAAACCAATAGGTATGCAGTGATTTCCTTGTTTTAATAATCATAGATGGTGGATACTGAAAGTCATCAATCTTTGCCTGCTGTTCATCAAATGTACCACTATCCATTTCCACGAACTGAGCATTTATTTTGTTAATGCTCTTATCATCATCCCCACCAGAATTGACAACATAAAAAATTCCTCGCTCCAATGCATTATGGTCTTGCAGTATTTTTTCCTTTGTAGAATATTTACCTGCTTCAATGGGAATCTTCATACCGGAAAAGACACCACTACCCTTATCTTCAAAAATACGCAGATGCACCACTTCGTCCGGATTAAAAAGTGAACTAATTACTTCTTGTGCTGTAACCATAGCCTTCCTCCCTAATCATTCGTCTGGGAATGCCACGTCTGATACACTCCTGTATTTCACGCTTCATCCCGTCACTCAACTCTTGTCCATTTGGAAAAATCCATGCTTCATCGCATACTGCTAACAGTGCTAACCCAAACTGTGTGCCTAGTTCCCTTGTTTCTTCTGTCTCTGTTCCGTCTGGTGCCATATCAAGTAGTTGTGGATATAATAAATGACTGGCTACAGGAATACATTTATTTGCAATCACATATCTGCAATTCTCCTGTGCTGCCTTTACATTTTTCTCAATATCCCCTGCATACTTAGAAATAACATACACCTTCTTACGATTCCTGATTTCATCGCATCGGCGGAACTTCTCACGTTGTTCCGCCTTGTATGCTTTCATTACATTACTAATCGCTTTACCCGCTGTAGGATCGGGAATTCCTTCGCTGTTTTTGTACATGCCTTAGTCCTCCAATTCTTCCATTTCTCCAAATTTAGTCCCAGCAGAGGCTTCAGCAATTAAGGGGAGGTCAAATTCCGGAAAGGGATTAGCCTCCATACACTCCTTAATAAATAAAACTGCTTCTTCCAACCTGTCTGCCGGAATCACAAATGTGAGTTCATCATGAATCTGAAGGATTGGTTTAATCCACGGACGCTCTGGGAGTCCTTTCAAAATACGAGCAATAGCCAACTTGATAATATCTGCTGCGGTTCCCTGTATCGGTGTATTCAAAGCACATCTCTCTGCAAAGGATTTCTTTCCCCAGTCATCTGATTTAATATTTGGGATGTACCGCCTTCTTCCAAGCCATGTCTCTGAATACAAACGCCTTCCTGCTATTGCTTTGGTCTCTTCTTGCCAAATGGTCAGATTTTTATATCCAACCTTCAAATTATTTATAATCTCCTCACACTCATTGACGGTTTTCGCAACCCCCGCCTTAAACTTCAGAGTATTTTGGAGTCCTTTAGGAAACAGACCATAAAAGGTACCGAAATTAACGTTCTTTGCGATAGTGCGCTGCTCTTTGTATCCATCTCGGTGCTTATCTTGTGCTTCTTCATATGTGCAACCGAAAATAACAGAAGTCGTTGCCGCGTGAATGTCACCATTGGAGCGATAGGTTTCAAGCATCACTTCATCCCGGCAGTAAAACGCTCCAACACGAAGTTCAATCTG